GTTTGAAACTGGTTGCCGACACAGAAGTGGCGGCGGTAGGGCGGGAGCTGGGCAAGTCGAGCTTGGGTGCTTGCGCCTCGTAGACGGAACCCACGAGCTTGTCCCTGACAAACTCAGCCATGATGTCAAAGCTAAACGTATCGCCTTCAGACAGTAGGCGCACGGGGCGCGGCGTTGCGTACTTCTTCTTGAAGTTGGTGGTGTCAGGCACACGCAAGACTCGGGCGGCATCTGCCGTCACAGTCATGTCGATCGCCAAGCCTTCCTGTTTGCACAAGCGTTTGAAGTTCTCGGCCACAGGTTTCCAAGACTCGATAGGTACAGCCTCAGTCAATGGCCAGTAGCAGTGCAAGCCGCCACCAGACGCCACAACATAGGGCGTGCCTAGGGTATCTAACCCTGTCTTGTCCAAGAACGCGTGAAGCGCAAGCGCCGCATCTTTCTTTGAAACGTAACCGTCCATGTCAATGAACAGGGATTTCACGTACCTAGCGTTAACGGCTAGGCGATTGTCCTCGTCACCGAAGGTGGCCAAGGCAAAGTAAATGTCAAACTTGCTGTCGTGCCAACGTTTGATTGGCGCTGTGGTTTCTTCCAGAGTATGCACAAAGGCATGCTCCTTCTTTGTAAGTTCTGCTACGCAGTACCGACCAAATTCTGGCGGCGGCAGAACAACCGCTAAAAACTCAAGCGGAGTCATTGAAGTCCTTGGTGGGGTTACAGGAACAGTTCTAGCTGTTTAGGGTCTTTAGGCTGGGCTGTGTCAGGAGGAGCCATCACCGTCAAGCGGCGTAGCACTTCCAGTTGCCAGTCCTTGGGCAGTCCTGTATCAAGTTCAAGTAGTTCAGCGCTAAAGCGGATTAGCTCTTGCGTGGTGAGGGATCGAGGTTGTATTCCGTACATATTTTTCTCCATGCCTCATCTGCTGTGCGTGAGGTCTTCATTATGTGAGTTAAGAATTCGACGCGGTCACGATAGGCCACAAACACTTCCGTGCCTGTAAACCAGTTGTAGACAGTCTGTCGAGAGACGCCAAGCGCATAGGCAATCTTCGTGACCGGAAAGTCAAGATGGATCGCCCAACGCCCAAGCTGGTTGCCCAGAGACTTGGGTGTTTTCGCTACCTCGTCAATTATTTTTTGTGAGTAAGCCATGTGTTTAAGGTGGAGGTACTAGCCGCTCGTCCGCAAGCATGTTGCACGACGTTCCCCCCGATTTAGTTACTCATCGTCCCAATCAGCAACGATGTCGGCCAGCTTGTTCTTCTTAGCTGGGGCGGCTTCCACCTTGGCAGGTGCTTTGCGAACTTCGGGTTCTTCTTCAACTTCTACCTCGACGGCTTTAGCTTTCTTGGGCTTGGCGGCTTTGACTTCGGCCATAGCTTCGGCCTCGTCTTCGTCCATCATCTTGCCCATAGGACGCTTACCTTCGATCGCCAACGGAGCAGGGGCAGTAACGCCATCCACAGCGGCAGGGGTAGAGGCTACGGCCTTCTCAGCATCCTTGGATGTGCTTTGTGTCTGCACAATCTCGTACTCATCATCAGTCAACCAACGCACAGGTGAGAAGATCAGCTTGGGTGACTCAGCCTTGGTATCAAACTTCATGCGGGTCACGATAGAGTCCAAGTTAACAGGGGGAGTCTGAGACGCCATAGCACGGGCGTATGCCTGCAGGGGGCGCTTGTCGCCTTCTTCTTTGCCGAAGATGGACGTAGCGGGCAGGGTTACCTGCAATACATCGCCTTCAGGGTTGTTAGCCAAGACCACAGCCAAGCGCTGTTGGTAACGGCAAGCACGGCTATTACCATTGCCTGACCCAGCGATGTTCTGTGGGCAAGCGGCACAGGTAGAAGCCTGTGGGTTTCTCACGCCTGCATCAGGCTTGTCGCCATCACCAGAGGTGCAGTCAGGGGGAGCCGCCGCCGCGTCCTTGTCGTAAGAACCTGCGTAGAAGATACGGCTGACCTTGGGGGCAGCCTTGACCACGATCACATCCAAGTGGCGGTCTTCGATGGATGCCACTTCCTTGCCGCCTGAGAGCAAGCGGAACACGCCACCCTTGATGGAGACGCGCTTCATGCCGCCACCAGTGGGTGCGCCACCGGCTAAGGCCAAAGTAGTTGCAGACAGAGCCGCGTTCTTAGCGAACGATGGCACATTTGAGGGGTTGAACATTGCAATATTGCTCATTTTAATTTCCGTTTAAGTTGGTTTGCGTACAGAGATATCGTACTCAGAGGCTGAGTTGAGTCCGGGCGGTACGACCCCGGGGTTTTCTTCCAAGAACTGCTTCATGTTTGTCTGCGCAATGCGCTTCTCCAAAAGCTCGATGGCTTCGTGGGCTATGACAAACTTCTTGAATTCGTCCCAGTCCTGTGTGGAGTAACGCGTCTTAACAGACAGCACGACAGTGCCCTCGGTAGTGCGTACAGATGTGACGCCAATCGCCTTCATCTGGTCTTTCATTGCGTTCTTGATCTCGTCCTGTTGCGCCTTGAGCACTTCGACTTGCGTGTCGTACTCTTGGGTCAGGTCGGCAATCTTGCTACGCAGTTTGCGGTAGATTTTTGCTAGTTTGTCTAGCGGTACTAAGTCTTCTGACACTTGCTTCTCCTGTTTAATTATTGTCTAAGGTTGGACAGTTTACACGTAATTCAATCGCTTGCAACCCCCTTTCATGATTTAATTTCAGTCTCGAACATGTCGGTAAGAAGTAAGTTATCGCTAACTTTCCCTGCCAACGCACTAAACATCTTCCTCTCGATGGCGCTACCCTGAATGTGAATCACAGTAACTTTGTCTGAGTCCTGCCCCTTGCGGTCAGCACGAGCACAGCACTGGATGTACTGCTCCACGCTCATGAGTGGCCCGTAGAACACCACAGTATCAGCGGCAGTCAGCGTGATGCCGTGGGCAGAAGCCGCAGGTTGCATGACCAGTACACGCGGGTCAGCTTCAGTCTGGAAGCGATTGATCGTTTGCCCACGCTTGCTTGGCGTTACGTCCCCGTGGATGCACTCATTGACAATGCCCTTCTTGGTGAGGTATGTGCTGATGGTGTCGATGGTGCTACGGAACAAAGCGAAGATGATGACCTTGCGATCAGTCTCCTCCAGTATCTCCTCCAGCACAGCCAACCGAGGCGCTGAGTCAAACTCAACGACTTCCTTGTCGTCTGTGTAGGCCGCACCGCAACTGATCTGCAACAACTTGGACACACCGGCTGCAGCGTTAACTGCTGTGATGGTCTCGCCTGCGGCTTGCACCAGCATGCGCTCCTTGAGCATGTTGTAGTACTTGGCTTGCTGTGGGGTCAACTGCACCTCACGCGTCATGGTAATCACCGGCGGCAAGTCGAGGCACTGCGCTTTGGTGTAGCGAATAGCCGGCTGTAGTGCCTCGTGTACCTTATCCTTGGCATCAGCCTTGGGCGCCCACTTAAACAGCGTGATCTTGTTCATCACCTTGTCTCGCCATGCAGTAAAGAACTTAGGCACGCCATCAGGGTTAACCAACTTAGCCAAGCCATACGCATCCACGGGTGACTGAGACGCAGGCGTACCAGTCATCATCCACAAGTATGTGGTGGGCGTAAGGATTGAGTTAAGTGACTTCCATCTGCGTGTCGTGGGTGTCTTGTATGCGTTGGCTTCGTCAACAATCACAAGGTCAAAGCGCCCATCGTTACGCACCTCATCAGCGATCAGGTTAAGACCTTCGTAGTTGGTGATGACGATCTCGTAGTCACGCTGAATCATCTCGATGCGCCGACTAGCCTGAGCATGGTGCGCGATGACGGCAGAGCGATGAATGATGCTGTTGTTGATATCACCCATCCATGCGCTGTGCATGATGGACAAGGGGCACAGGATCAAAACCCTACGCACCTTCTTGAGCTTCATCAAGTAGTCAGCCGCCCACAGAGCAGATAGCGTCTTGCCAGTGCCGGGTTCGCTGAACACGAATGCTCTCCTGTACAGCGTCAAGAACGCTGACGTCTCTATCTGATGAGCCATGGGTGTGTAACGCCCCGGCCAGTCATAGCGCCTAGTGATAGGCGATGGCACATCCTTAACACCTAGGTTACGCAAGACCCGCGCTTCATCAAGACCCCAGTACACAGCAACGTCATAGCCTCCGTCTGCACGAAGCATGGCCTTGCTCTTAGGGATGATTGAGTATTTGTGCGGGTTCCTTGTTCGTAAGATAAGTGCTCTGTCTTCTACAATTTCCATTGCTTCTCCGAGGATTATTTATTGTCTGCTCTGTTGGCAGATTTGCTACGCATACGCAAGTTACCTTTGGCTGATGTGCCACCTGAGCGCATGGGCTTGATGTGATCCACATCTTTGCCGTCACCCTTGGTGGCTGCACCCGTCTTCTCCATCATCCGGCGAGCCTTAACGCGCTCTGCTCGCTTCTTGATCTGATCGGGCTTGCCTTGGTAGTTAGCGTACTCTGACGAATAGTTTCTTGTGGCCATGATTAGTCCTCTAAAATTGCTTTACGAATTCTGCTCAAACTTAACACTACACGAGGCTCATGCTCAGCGCCTTTATGCTTCATCACATCTGCAATTAAGCGCATCGCCAAAATAGTAGCGCACTCTGTGTGCAAGCCAATTGCTCCGTATTCAGTGCCGTTATCCGCATTTGTATGCACCCGCCCATCATGTACGATGGCGCTATCGCCGGAGCGTAGAACTTTGCCGCATACATGGCACATGCTTGGGTATGTAGGGTGAACATCTTGTGCTGGTATCAGTGACATAAATTTCCTTAGTGTTTAGGGTTGAACTCGCATCCGGTGACCTGACACCATCCGCATAGTGGGGTTTGATTTGGGTTCCATACCTCGTTCTCGAAGCATGCTTCAAGACGCGCAGTACGTTCACGATACTTCCACCAGAAGGCTTCAGACTGATCGCGTGTCATCTGCATCATGACCATATCATTTTTCACAATGAACAGCCACGCTGAGTTAACCTTACGGATGTGTGGGAAGTGTTGGAACACCATGAGCGACATAAGCACAAGCTGATCCCTGTCGGGGTACTTGTTGTTGCCGGTCTTCCAGTCGCCCACCCATGCCGTAAGGTTCTCATCGTCAACGATCAGAATGTCAGCGATGCCCCGCACCCAAACATCAGGTGCTTTCCAGTTAGTAGGCGTAAGGTCAGCGCGTAGCGCCATCTCATACTCTGCTAGCTTTCTTCCGGGCTTCTTGAGCATGGCGTCCACGACAGGCTGGAACTGCTCGTACTCAGGCGGTATAGGCTTTTGATCCCTGATGTAGTCTTCAATCGCCTGATGTACCTGATTGCCGTATCGCGTGGCTTCAGTCTCTTGGAAGGGGTACTTCTTCAAGACCTTGACCTCGTGATACCTACGCTGGCAGCCCTCAAAATCTTTGAGGCTGCTGTGTGACCATGCTGGTTTTTTCATTCGAACTTCGCTGTGTTAACGGCTCTGTTAAGCCGTGTTGCAAACGCGGATACAAAACGCTCGTCACGATACAAAGGGCTGTCCATGTCATGCAAGATTGCATGCGTAAGCTCATGCCAAAAGGTATCGCCGACTTCGTGCTTTGTGAAAGGCTTGCCTGTGTGGTTGCGTGTACCGATACGAATGTGTTGCGCGTCGTAATGCACACGCCCCATGTAAGTCTTATCGATCATAGCCTCAATGACTTCCACGCTATACCACCGCCTACCTACTCTTATTTTTGTTGGTAACTTCAATACTGCTTCTCCTAGTTTTTTGCTAACCCATAACGACGATGTGCGCCACCGTCAGCGGACAATGGTATGCCTTGCATATAGCTTGGCTCCATAGTCATCTGCGCCAAGACCCAAGTCTTAGCTTCCTCTACCTCGGCATCAGGTACAACAGCGATCAATTCGTCGTGCACTGTGCCAGCTATGAAGTATCTTTTGGATACCCGTAGCATTCCGTCAGTCATCACAATACGCGCTAACGCTTGCGTGACATTGTTTGTTACCTTGCCTGCATACAACTTGGTTGCATCGGCTCCGTAAACCCACTGGTCTCTACCCTTCTCGTCCTTCTCTCGTCTCAGAGCGGGGTAGTGCAAGCTCATTCCATTGGGTAATTCTATACGACCCTTGCGAAACGTCAAGCATTTGTATGTGTAGTCTTCGCCGTAGCACAAAGCCGATTCAATCTGTCTCTCACACATCTGCCAAAAGCCCACAACAGGGTACGCTGTAGCTCTGTAGATATCAATGATGCGCTTAGATGCAACGGCATGCATGGCTAACTCGTACAGGCTACAAGTATGCGGGATATCCCTAAGCTTGGCTTCGGTGTCGTGCCAACTTAAGAAAGCAATAGCCTGCTTCTTGCTGACCCCCAACTGCCGTGTGAACTCCGCCTCGTAGCGTACCGGCGGTGCACCCAGAAATCCTGTCGTTAGTTGCGAAGCAAACGATGCCCAACCGAGGCCGTACCCACACCCAAGGAGCGCAGACTTCGCAGACTGTCGAAGATCTGGGTGAGTTTCTTTGGTGAGGTTCGGGATGTTGAACATCTGAGACCCGAAAGCCGCGTAAGGGTCACCACCTCCCCTGAAGATGTCAAGCATCTCTTTGTAATCCGAAAGCCACGCGAGAACTCGCGGTTCAATCTGAGATAAGTCCCCCACGACCAATTGGTGGCCTTCGGGAGCCATAATCGCTTTGCGTAGGAACGATCCTCGCTTAAGGTTTTGCATGTTGATGGCCGAACCCTTGCTCGCCGTCCACCTACCCGTTTGCGCACCGTAGTAAGACAGAGGGACTGGAAGCGCACCACGCTTGCTAATATCGAGGAATCGCTGCGCACGGGTTCTCTCAGTGGTCGATTTAACCCGAAGACGCGCTTCACAAAGAAGGGCAACGTCTTCACGTTCACTGTTGAGTAGCGTTTGAAATAGGGCATCGTTCTTAGCAAGGGCGAGTGTTTCTTTGCCTGTCGTCTTACTGACCTTGGTTGGCGGAACCACGTCGAGTTTTTTAAGTAGTTCAGCAAACTGTTGGTTCGACGCCAGTGCAGTTTCCACCACGTCGAGCTTCTGTAATAGGGCTTCACGTTTTTCCTTTTCGTCTAGTATGGCGTCAGTCAGCATGTTGGGGTCAAGCTGCAGCACAGGGCGTGTGTACATCTTCAGCGTCATGTCGATGAGCCGAAGTTCCTTGGTGGGGTATCCAGCGACCAAGCGTGTAAAGATTCGTTCGCATAGATATACGTCGTGTTTGCAATAGTCTGCAAGCTCAGATTCCATGACCTCGTCCAGCTTGGCCACACCATTTGTTGTGTGTACGGCTGTCCCTTTGGCGGGAAGATCAAAATCGATTGCAAGTTTGGCGAGACTGTTGCCAACCTCAACGCCTCTGAGAGCGCGCGCCATTGATAGGGTGTCGAAGATGAAGGCGGGGTGTACGTCGTAGACCCACTCCATAATGGATACATCGAACTGTGCGTTGTGCGCAAGCACTGCGGTTCGTCCCCAGTCGACTCCAGAAAAGTACTCACGTAGTCGGTCACCTCTAACCCAAGTAGTTGGGCTGTCAGATCCGTACTCATGAACGCAGCATCCAAACGCGTGAAATAAGTCATGGCGTATGTATTCCTCTGTTGTCATCTTGCTAAGCGTGTAACCCGCCTTGGTGTCCCAGTAGGTTTCGAAGTCGATCGTTAAGATCTGTTTATAGGGTGCGGTCATTCTTCTCCTTTAGTTTGGCTTCGATATCTCTAACCATTTCAAATATAGTTGAGCGCCCAGCCCCCGTCTGAAAATCTTCCCAGTCCCAGTAGAGTGCTACTTCCTCATCCGTCAGTCCAACCCACTCACGATCAGGCAACGGATGCCCTGCTTGCTTGTAGGCTTCCTCACGCCACAGTTGTGCTCGTTTCCTGTGGTACTCACAGTTTGGGCAGTCGTTCATGCTTGTCCCCTGTTGCGAATCTTCTCCACGTACTCATGCAAGAGCCACGGCTCGACCATCTCGGCAATCGCCTCACGCTCATGCTGTGCTACTAGCTTGGCAAAGCGGTTATAGAACTCAAGTACTGCACCTGATGGGTCTTCGACTTTGGCTGTATATCCGGGTATTGCGTTTGCCGCTTGCCTAGTCATCGCAATGATTTCATCTTGTGTCATATCTTCTCCTTAGTTAAAGTTTTCCTTGGGTGGTGCGTCGAGGACGTTTAGAAAGCCGAAAAAATCGTTTGCCGCCAACATAAGTTGCGACGCCTCCATCTCGTCACAGTTTAGGGTAACGACTCCTGCTAGTTGATCTTCAGCACGGCCAATGATGACAATGCCTTGCGCTTTGCCTTGGCCGTAACACATCACCAGCTTGTGGATCAGTAGCCTGAAGTGCTCTTGCTCGTCGTCTGACATGGCCTCGACCCTGCGGTGTAGCTCCTCGTCTGTCATTGCGAAGTCAGGTTCCACGTAACTCATTTTGTTTCTCCTTCAGTAGTAGTTCTAGGTCTGGTATGTTGTGCTCACGGGCAATGAACACAGTGCCCCCTGCATTGAGGATCATGTTAAGTTCTCTGTCTTGCAGTGGCGTTGTGTTGTTCTTGCCCGCCTTGCACTCGATGGCGATGAAGTGCCCATCCATACAGCCAATGATGTCAGGTATCCCTGCACGGCCAAAGCCGTTAGCAGGGGGCATGAAGTGGTACACGCCTAGCCTATCAAGCAACAGCCGTACCGCCTTCTTCACTTTCCACTCAGGTGTGTCTGCCATTGGATTGTTCCTCTTGCATTTCGTACAGAGTTGTAATGTAGGCGATCATCATCTCAAGCGGGTATTTATTGTGGTACGCAAGCATGCACATGTAGCTCATCAGCGCAGAGATGCCGATGCCCGCCTGCTGCTTGGCCATGGCTGTCTTGAGTATTTCTACTGCGGCTTCTACTTGCGCCCTCTTGTTGTTGAGTTCGCGTGTTTCTTCTATGTCTTTAGTCATTGATTTCTCTCTTTCTGTTTAAGAATACAGCATCAGCAGGGTTGCGTATCAGTTCACGCGAACGCCTGCCAGTGTTGTCTGGTTTCGGACAGTTCACAGGTACGTCAACGACGACCCAAACGGCAGCTAAGGTGTTGCGGAAGGTCGACTTCTCCCACCGATCGACGTACACACCAAAGACACTCTCCAATGATTTGTTGACAGAGCGAACGTTTATGCCAGTAAACTTGGCTATGTCGCTTGACTTCAAACCATCGGGGTGTCGCTTGAGTAGCTCACGAATGATGTTGTGATTACTCTTCAAGTTTCAGACTCCTTTCTTTTTCTTTGGCGTCTAAACAATCTCTACAAACGAACTTGTGCACCATGCCACCAAAACCATCTAGTGTCTGGGCAGAACCGCCGTATTGAGGTTTATCTTTCTGGCACTTCCAGCACATCTTCGTTCGGCTTGAACGATACCTGTTGAGGTCTCTTGTAGCCGAATAACCAAGTAGGTTTTCAGCAACATAACTTCTTTGCCCTTGTCCTTGGCCTTTCATGTCTTCATCTCCCGCACGTACGTAGCGAAGCTATGGGCAGTGTCACCGAAGGCAATGCGCATGGCATCAAACTCCAGCGCCACCTCTTCAAGCACGGCGTTGCGTATCATTGGGTCTATCTGTATGTGCACTTTGGGCGTGCCAAAGATGCTCTCAAAATCTTCTTTATTAAATAGTGCGTCACTCATCTGATTCCCTTTCTATTAGCATTTGATCTGCCATTTTGTAACTTGTTCTAGCCAGTCGTTCTTGCTCTGCGTCTGACCAACCCATGCAAGACGCTAACATCCCCTGCATGGCGTGAGCCGCAAAGTAGTCGCGCTTGCTAATCCCGTAGTTGTACTCGTTCGGAAACGCTTGACTTGTAATACTTTTATCCATCTTAACCCCCGAACATTTCTTTAAGGTGGCGATACAAGTCGTGTGCCTGATACACAGTCATATCTTTTAAGATATCTTCAGGCGAACGCGTGCGTACAAGAGAGATCATGCGTTTGGGTACAGGCGCAGGCTCCATCGCTCTAGCAGCAGCATCCATTGCGTCTTGGCTAGGCATAGGCATATTCTCTATTTTCTCACGTAGCAACGCACCGATACCTGTCACGGCTTTCTTTTCGTACTTGCGCTTGGGTGGCGCCATTGCTTCTTCCATTTTCTTCAATGCCTTGAGAGATTTCAATGGGCGGTACTCAACAGCATCTGCGTAGTACAAGCTGTCTTTGTCATGGATCATGCCATTACGGCGTAGCTGTGCAATAAGGCTTGATGTTGATCCTGCATTAAACCCCTGATGGTCTAGCGCTTCAATGATCTCCTTACGTGTGGAGCCGGGGTTGTTCTTGATGTAATCGAAGGTTACACGGGAGATGTTGTTGGTTACGCCGAAGGTTTTTTTCATGGGAATTCCCTGAGAAGGTGCTGATAAAGAGTTGTTGATAGTAGTGTTGATAGTAGGAGTCTGGGGAGCTTGTTCCCCATCGTCATCCCACTCCTGTAGCGTACGGCTAAGGGCGGTTTTGAGTGCGGTTTGCATGTCAGGCATTTGAGGTTCCTCCTGTTAGTAGCATGACGATAACGATGAAAGCGATAAGTCCGATGGACTGTATTGTGGTGAGTAATAGATCATCCATTCCCTGCTTGTCGCCAAGCAATATGCCCTGTATCCAGTCGGATTCAGGGGTACATTCAGGGGGAGGTTGGGTATAGAGCAAGCCGATCTTGACCTTGCCCGTGTCGTAAGGTGTGTTTCTTTCCATTATTTTCTCCTTGAGTTGATATTATATTGTCCAAGAGTAGACAGTTGTCAATAGGGTCTCCAATAAAAAAGATCCGCTATTAGTACAATTACCGCAACTAAAAGTACTACTCTTTCTATTTTTTCCCATGGTGTCATCATTCCTCCTCTCCTTCTTCTGCTTCGGGCGTGATGCCCAGCCTATACATCACATCCAGTAGCAGGATGTGTACGTCTTCGATGGTCTCGAATGTGTGATCTGACGGATCCATCAGGTACTCACGCAGGTCTGACTCGATACAGCGCAGGTGTAGCGCTATGCTGTCTTTAACTTTCATTGTCGTTCTCCTAGGTTAAGGTGCACCCACTCGGTAATGCTTGCATCGACACACTCGATGGCGTGTATCTCATGGTCGTTGAAGGTGTACACCTCCGTCTCTGGGTCGCACTGTTGCAAGTACCCAATCAGTTCTTTAACTTTCATCATCGGTCTCCTCATTTACATAGGCAGCGTTGCCTGTTTGGTATCGGTACTCCTTGGCATCTTTCTCAGCGTCATCTTTGTGGGAAAACGTGCCAAGCAATGTGCCGTTGTGGTTTCTAACCACGTACTTAGCTTTCTTAATCAACTCTGTGTCGTACACCTCACCCTCCCCAATGCGTGCCTTGGTAATGTCGAACTCATCAAACGCTTTGTTTCCAGCATCGGCACTGCTGTCGGCCTCGACCTCTACTGTCTGCCAGTAGGACATAACTACTTGTACTCTGTACTTCATCTTCTTTCTCCTTTGGTTGCGTATAAAAACATAGCGAGCGTCAGGTCTGCTTGCAAACCATTGGCTCAGTTGGGGGTTATCGTCTTGCATCAGGGGTGGTGGATCCCATCCTGTCTTTCTCATGCATCCTCCTTAAAAATGCGGGGGTTGTTAGCCCCCGCTACACATCAAGTCAACAGAGCAGGCAATGCTGGCTTGAACGACACAGGCTTGCGCACATCCCATTGCAGGTAGTAGCACATGACCTCGGCAACGATGTTGACTGAGCCGTACGACTTGGTCACTGAACTGATAAGACCAGATGCATCACCCTCCATCAGCATATCGTAGATACCCTGCTCGGTAGTGCACAAGTCAACACGATGCGTGTAGCTAAGAGGCGAAGCCTCGAAGGCGTGCAGCATCGTAGTGATGGTGTACGCAGGCATCTGGTCAAGCCACACCTCGACAGTCTCAACGTCAGCCTCGGTCAACGCCGTAGCAATGTCATCAGGCGTTGGCTGAACGAAGCCATCCTCGTCATCAGGAAAGTCATACGCTGTCTCATCGTAGTTGGCGCTGTGTGCGCTAACCGCACGGGGATAGATGCCGAAGCTTTTGTTGTACTCGTACATCTCGTCGTACTCGTCGTCCATGTAGCTGCCGTATGAACTGGCGTACTTGTACGACTTGAGCGTAGCGCTTTTGTAGCTGGGTATAAGACGTGATGGCGACCACGCATAAGTATTGCTGAACCACATATCGTCATGCTCGATGCCCTGCGAGAAGTTGACGTGTTGCATACGACCCTCGCCATTCATGAACACGAAGCGATTGTTGCCGATGAACTCCTCCATCATAGACACGAAGCCCGTGTCGTACACAAGATCAGGAGACGATGACACAGCGCTGTGCAAATAGTCCTTGATGAAGTGCCACGTATCAGACTTGGTCTTGTCAGCAGCATTGCCTGTATGCAGTACGCCGTTGTGCATCATGGCGATGAAGCCAGGAATCACATCATAGGGATGGCAGTTGAGCATATCGGTCTTGCCGTGTGTAGTCCAGCGAAAGTGAATGGCAATCTCACGATCGTCAGTAGGCAGGCGCTGAATGAATGCAGTAGCATCGCCAAGATTCTTGGGCAAAGTCTTGGTGACTTTGAGACCCTTGGCTGAACCATACATGAACCCGATGCCGTCAGGGTTGGATGTGAAGATGTCGCTCAGTAGCCCGTGTGTGTTGAGCAATGTTGAACGAACTTTGGAAGACTGACCAGTAATAATGAGACACATAATAAAACTCCTTGATGTAAAAGATTGGGGAACAAGTTCCCCGTTTGGTTGTTGTTAATTACTCAGATACTGCGCCGTCACGCACAGGGTCATGACCCATGACCATGGTGTTGTAGTCATCGGCTTGCAGACGCCATATGTCGTTGTCACGCACATAGATAACGTCGTCATCATTGATGCAGTCTTCGTCACCGCTGTACGGGAACACCGCCATCTCCAAGCCTAGGCATCTGAAGAAGTTGAAGTGCAACCCATGCAGGCTGGCATAGCCACGCATACCGCGACCATCCTCGTAAGGTATCTCTAGCCGATAGGCATGGTCATGCCCCTGTGCGTAGCGAGTCAGACTCGAAGTCACAGGAGGCACAGCATCAGAGCAAGTGTCCATCGCTGGCGCTATGACTGTCGGTGTGGATGTGTGTACATTGCGCACGCCATACCACTTAGTCAGCGCAGGGTACTGACCCGCTACAGTCTTGAGCCACTTGACGAACGA